GAGACTTCGGCAACTGCTGCTGTGACTTTCTTTAACAAGACTGGTACGGTTTCGCCACAAAACATCGTGATGCACAAAAATGCGTTCACTTTGGCTTGTGCTGACCTTGAGTTGCCAGACGGTGTGCATTTCGCAGGTCGTGCCTCTGATAAAGAGCTTGGCTTGTCGATTCGTGTGGTTCGTCAATACACTATCAACAACGATTCGATCCCGACTCGTTTAGATGTGCTGTACGGCTGGGCCCCGCTGTATCCCGAACTGGCTTGCCGAGTCGCAGCCTAATTTAGTGGGGGGTGAAAGCCCCCCGTTAATTAAAATCAAAGGAAATTATCATGTCGAATCCAGGCCCAGCAGTAACCATTAGCTCGCACCCACAGGTTGCGGGTACTAACCAAGCAATTCGTTTGCTTGCATCGTTTGAAAGCGTAAATGTCAACGCTCTTGGCGATACCGTTTTGCAAATCATCAACACCACTAGCTACAGCGTTTCTAACGTTATCGTGACTAATGCAAGCATCAGCCTGTCAACGGCTGAAGCAGGACTGTTTACAGCCCCTGCTGCTGGCGGCACAGCGATTGTTGCAAACGCAGCATTGTCGGCTTGTAGCTCTGCATCGGTTGTGTCACAACGCAGCGTTGCAAGCACAGCAGCTCAAGCAGGGCAAAAACTCTACTTCAATGTAGCGGTTGCCCAAGGTGCTGCGGCAACTTGTGATGTGTTTGTTTACGGCTACGACTTGACGTTTAATTGATTAGTCAAAGCGTGAAGAAAGCCACTCGGTAAAATGGGTGGCTTTTTTTCTTAAAAAAGGATTATCATGGCTTACAACAGTCCATTTTCACCATTTGGGCCAACAGTTCTAGTTGGAACATCATCGGTGCAAGTTTCGTCATCCAATAACGATCAGCCAACAAGCTATCGGGTAAAAAATATGTTGAGTACGACTCAATATTTTTCGTGGAAACCGCCACAACCAAACAATGCAGTCCAAAGCATCACTGTGACTGCACCGACAGCGGGTAATCCGTCGGCTAATACTATTGGTATGTTGCCGTATTCAGTTGAAATCTTTGGCGGCTTGCCAGGCAACGCATGGTTTGAAGCGGATGCTGTGGGTGCGTTTGAGATAACACCAGGGGAAGGGCTATGAGTCTGCGAGCCGTTGCATCATCGTTTCAGTCCGTTAATTATCAAGGCACATGGGACGCTTCAGCCAACACACCTACATTGACTTCAAGTGTTGGTACAAAAGGTCATTATTACGTTGTTTCCGTTGCTGGATCAACAAACCTAAACGGCATCACGAATTGGGGTGTCGGTGATTGGGCGGTATTTAACGGTTCGGTATGGGAACGTGTCGAAGGTGGTGCTGACGGTAACTTTGTTAACTTGTCCGTCACCGGAACTAGCACATTGACTGATGTAGCTGCTGCGGATTACACATTGTTACCTGCGGGAATTATCACCGAAGCTACAACGGCTCGCACATTATCTGCTGCTGACAATGGTAGAGTAATTTACTGCACTAGCGGATCGGCAACAACAATCACTTGTGCGGCAGGACTAGGTGCAGGATTTAGTTGCACAATCATTCAAGGCGGTGCGGGTAAGGTAACGGTAGCGGCTGGCGGTCAGACGCTTGTATCGTATTCAAGTCTATTTAGTACAATGGGCCAAAATGCGGTAATTAGTGCTATTTGCCCTGTTGCTAATACTTTCCTACTTGCTGGTAATTTAGGGGTTTAAAATGGCGGTCACATTATCCAGTTTGGCAGGTGCGGGCGCACAATTTTTTGACAATAACGGTGTGCCTCTTGCGGGTGGATTGATCTATACCTATCTTGCGGGTACAAGTACACCTGCTGCGACTTACACAAGTAGCACGGGTTTAATTGCCCATGCAAACCCAATTGTGCTTGACGCAGCGGGTCGCATTGCTACTGGTGAGGTATGGTTAACTTCAGGTATAGAATATAAATTTGTTGTTAAAACTTCACTTTTTGTGCAAATTGGGTCATACGATAATATCCCAAGTATTAATGACTTTACTTCTATTTATGCTGCGCTTGCCAATACAGCAAACCCAGCATTAGGTGATGCTTTAATTGGATTTCGACAATCAAATAGCGCAGGTAATTTAAGTAATTCTGTAGGGCGCACCGTTCATCAAAAATTGCAAGAGATGATTAGCGTTTTGGATTTTGGAGCAGACAATACTGGCGTAGCAGATAGTTTGTCAGCTTTTCAAGCCGCAATTAACTCAGGCAAATTGGTTTATGTCCCGCCTGGCGAGTATTACGTTAGCGGAACTATTGAAATCAACACAAGCTATTCAGGTCTTGTTGGGCATCAACAAATGCCAAGAATCAGGACAGTCGCGGCGAATGGCCCGATTGTCAAAGTTTCTGCTGTAGGTTCTACGCTAAACGAATTTAGCCGCATTGAAAACATTATTTTTTATTGCAACGACAAACCATCATTTAGCACAACACCAAACAGCACTAATTGCGGCGTTGCAGTTGATGGGTCGGGAGCGTCTGTAGCTGCTGCGGTACAAAGATTTAAAATGTCTAATTGTCGTGTGATTGGGTTTTCATGCGGCATTAACGTTGCAAGCACTGTTAACACTTTGTTAGAGCGTATTTACATTGAACAGCACACAAATTGGTCTGCTGAAACTGGATATACTTCTGCAAACTTATATGTTGGCGTTAATTTTGATTTGCAACCATTTACTGTTGGCGGAATATCTCCCCAAGCGTCTATTGAATGTGTACAAATTGTCGTAAACGGCAACAACGCTCCTAGCGCAGTTACTTCCCAATGTTTCCGTATGGTTGGACTTGATCCAAGAGATATTTTCTTTGATCGTTGCGAGACGGTAGGCGGTAATTACGGTTGGTACATTCAATCAACGGGAACTGCGTACAACATTGATGTGCATATTCGCAGACCAATTATTGATGCGGTTAAAACAATTGGTATTTATGTTTTAGATTATCTTGGATACGGTGCGCTTACGATTGATGGTGGATACATTGTCAAATCGATAGAGATAAGCGGAGCAGCTATTTGGATTGAAAATAGCCAAGGCGTAGTGGTTACTGGCGGTATGCAAATTCTAGGTGTTTCTTTAAATACCGCAAACGATGACGGTGTTCGCATCCTTAATTCAAAAAACTGCGCCGTTGTCGGAAACGTGTTTGAAAATTTAAATTTCGGTATAAGTTTGCAGGGTTCTGTTGGGTGTGTGGTTTCAAGTAACACAATTGCTGCTTCAGCGGCAGCGTTTGAACCAACACCAACATTAACTTCTGGTATTCAATTGCTTGGAATTTGTGCAGAAAATTCAATTGTTGGCAATACTATTTTTGGCGCAAGTGCTACATATAAATACACAAATGGCATTTACACTGAGGTAAATTCAACAGACAACATAATAATTGGTAATAGTGTTGATATTACTACAGTAACTACTCAATATAATATTGCGACAACAACCAATTTGGTTGAACGTCAAAGCGGCGGCGTTATTTCTGTAAGAGAAGCGCACACTCAGCATTTAATTTCTTACAGTGGCACACAAGTTTATCAAGGGAGTAGCGTAACTTATCCGCATCAATTCAAAGATGGGTTAGGCGCAAATTTAGTTGCTCTTGATAACGCAGGTAATTGGGTTATTAATTCAGACATAACATTAAAAGAAAACATTGTCCCATTGTCTTATGGACTAAATGACGTACTAGCGTTGCTACCAAAGTTTTACAATTTAAAATCAGAGAAAATTATTTCTGACGCAAACAACGTAGCTTGTCCTGTACGGATTGGATTAATTGCTCAAGAAGTAGAACCTATAATTCCTGAGATTGTGACCCTAAACGGTTCTATAAAAGGAATGGATTATTCTTCTTTGATACCTGTTTTGATAAACGCAATCCATGAGTTAAACGCAAAGATTGAAAACCAACAAGGTGGTGCAGCATGATTACACCCTCGTTTGGATTAACTGCTACTGAGCGTGTGTTGCCCCGCATGGCGTTGGATTTCACAACTGCTAGTCTTGACCCACGGGTAACATTTACCCGAACAGGCAACACGGCAACCGTTACAAACTCAAGCGGTTACGTTGTTCCAATTAATGCTGATTTGCCTAGATTTGATTACAACCCAATTAGTTTAGTGTGCAAAGGGTTGTTAATTGAAGAATCACGGGAAAATATAGCAACTTATTCAGCGCAATTTGATCAAGCAGTATGGAATAAAGATAATTCTTCCATAACCGCAAATGCTACGCTTGCTCCTAGCGGAGCGTTAGACGGGGATGATTTAATTGATAATGCTGTTACTGGTGTCCACAGAGTTAGGTATGAGCCGATAGTAGTTCTTGGTGGCACTTATACTATAAGTGTATATGTAAAAAAACTGTCTGTTGATTATTTTTTTATGAGAGAAAATTTAGGCGGCGTGTCAGGTAATTCTTTTTTTAACATAAGTAACGGAACAATTGGCACAGTAGACGCTGGAAGAACCGCATCAATTACTTCAGTTGGAAATGGCTGGTATCGTTGTTCAATCGTAACAACTGCAACGGCTGGGTCAAAATTCATTTCCTTTTGTGCGGCAACTGCCGACAATACTCCAAATTACACAGGCACAGGCGTAGCAACTTTATCCCTTTGGGGCGCACAATTTGAACTTGGTGCATTTATCTCTAGCTACATCCCCACAGTCGCAACCGCTGTCACCCGCAATGCTGACGTAGCGACAATGACGGGGACAAATTTTAGTAGCTGGTATAACGCTAGTGCTTCAAGTTATGTGGCTGAATTTACAACCCCAACAGGATTTGCTTCAGGATCGGTTTATAACCTTGTGACGTTTTGGAACGGATCATCCGCAAACAATCAAATTACTTCACGGTACGGGCCTGGTCTTGGTGGCTCGCCAGGAACTATAGATACATGGGTTAGAGAAAATGCTGTAACTGTAGTTGATAGCGGCGGCGCAACCATTCAAGCTAACACGACATACAAACACGCTGTTGCGGTAGAATTAAATAGTGGGGCTAACTCAACAAATGCGGGGACAATTTTCCCTGCTGCGCCAACTTCTATGCCGACAGGCGTCACGGTTTTAACATTTGCAGCAAGTGCAGCGTCACAACCTAACCATACTCTACGGAAATTCTTTTATTTTCCGCAACGATTACTTAATGCTGAACTACAAGCATTTTCTAAATAGGCTCTTTATGAAAATCATTGAGCACCCCGCATACGCTTTGCTATTTATGGCAATCGTAGGCTTGCCTACAGGCAACTGGTTTGCAGGTGCGATGTTGGGTGTTGGGTTCTTTTTAGGTCGAGAACACGCTCAAGCTGAGTACCGTGTGATTCAAAAGTTCTACGATGGTAAACGAGCCAATATGCCTTGGTACGGTGGGTTTGAGCCCCGTGGATGGAATTTAAAGAGCGTATTGGACTTTGGATTGCCAATTATTGTTACTACAATTGTTTTAATTATTATTAAATTTATAGGCTAAAAATGACTACGCCTTTAGACATTATCTCAAGATCACTAAAAGATATTGGCGCACTTGAATCGGGTGAAACCCCGACAGCAGATGCAACGCAAGATGCTTTTGAGATGCTTAATGATCTTTTAGATCAATGGTCAAATGAAGGCATGATGGTCTATTATCAGACCGAAATTGTATTTCCAGTAGTGTCTGGACAGACTCAATACACGATTGGCCCAGGCGGTCAGATTGGCGCAATCTTTACGGGTTCGATTTCAGGTACAACTTTGACTATTAGTGCCATTGCATCGGGTGCGATTGCTGTTGGTCAAACATTAAGCGGCACTGGCATTACACCAGGCACGACAATCACAGGTTTTTTAACGGGCGCAGGTGGCAACGTTAACGAAGTTGGTACTTATACAGTCAGCCTATCCCAAACGGTTGCTAGCACCACTATAAACGGCTATTACCAACGTCCTACGGCGATTAATTCAGCTTTCGTCAGGATC